ATCAAAAATCAATTCCCTAATAGGCCTTTACAATATTTAGTTTTCGGCTCTGGAAACATCAACGGCGTTGAAGGTTCATACACAGCTTTATTAAGTAATAGAAATAGGTTCGTAACTATGGACCATACATCAGCAGGCCTTCAAATCTGGAATGGCCGTTCAGGAAGTAAAATCCAAAGTGCTATCAATATGTACGGCCAAAGAATAACATTTAACCAGAGTGCGCAAGATGGATTGAAAGAAATAGCTATTGATACGGGCAACCACAGTATTACTGGTGTTGATGAAATTGTTATCCAAGGTGTCCGATTATCGTATATCTTAAATGACATTTACGATAATTTCCGAAATCTAGGAGCAGTAGCTGGCAATTACAGCCGTGGCTATTATACAAAATGGAAATAAGAGAGGCGAAACATGAACACACAAGACAAAATTATTAACGATTTAGCAATTCAATTGGCAAATAAAACAATTGAATGCGCCAATTACAAAGCTTTATATGAAGAAGCACAGGAGCAACTTCAAAAATTACAAATTGAGAAAGAAAAGGAAGAAGAATAGATGACATTTAAAGTAATCAACAAATATTTACAAGAAAACAACCGTACATTCGTTGCGGTTCGACAAGAAGCGCCATATACGGCTTTTGACCGTGTTTTAATCGGTGACCGTGTGAACGAATCAGACGAGGAATTGATTAAGGCAGTCATTGGACAAGTGACTACTGAATTCAATCCAGCTGATGGAGTGAAGAAACTTCAAGAAGATTTACGTACGCAAGCTGAAAGTTACGAAGAAAAGCTCGCTGAGAAAGATGCAAAAATTGCGGAAGTGAAAGCAGTAGCAGATTGGGCAGTATTGGCTCGTGTAACGGACGTGGATAATCCGTTAGATCCTACAGTGTTCAAACGCGGTCTTGAATTGGTGGACCCTGCTAAGACTGGTAAGACTTACCAATCGCAAGAAATTTTCACGCTTGAAGATGTGAATCATGTTGAGAAATTCCAAGAAGGTAGACGTGTCATGATTCAAGTAAACGAGCCATTCACTTATCAAGGTGAAACGCTTGAACAACTTGCATCATTAGAGCAAAACGGTAAATTAGGTATTTGGAAATGGACTGAACCAAAAGCAGAAAAACCATCCAGCGAATTAGATACTCAGCCTGTTCAATAGTCAACTGTTTTAGAAAGGGAGGTGGGTTAATTGGATTTTCTGACCTTAATCGATAAACTCACGCCCGTTTTAATCGTTATAATTCCGAGCTACTTTTCATTCAAGAGTACGAAGAATACAAAAGAAACTGAAAAACAAATCAACGTACTTTCAGACAAAATCGGAGGACTTGAAAAATCAGTTGGCGAAATAAACGAAATCGGGCGAGAAAATCGTGATAACCTTTCTCTAATTGGGAAAGGTTTGCAACGATTACAGCGTTTTCGATTACAAGAAAACTTAAAAAAAGCAATTAGGCGCGGGTGGACAACTCAACATGAAATCGAGGAACTTTCAAGGCTTTATGAAAGCTATGTTGAATTGGGCGGAAATGGCGCTATAAAAATATTGTTTGAGAAGTTTCTCAAACTAGAAATTTCGGAGGAAAAATGATGAACAAAATTAACTGGAAAGTACGAGTATTAAATAAAACATTTTGGGTTACATTAGTCCCAGCATTAGCGTTATTACTTCAAACGTTTCTAGCTGTATTTAACGTTCAGTTAGAATTAGGAGAAACAATTGATAAATTGTTAGTGTTTATCAACGCATTATTCGCAGTGTTCGTGATTGTGGGAGTTGTTAACGACCCTACAACCGCTGGGCTTACTGACAGCTCAAGAGCGCTTGAGTACCACGTACCAAACGAAGATTAAAACTAAAAAGAGGAGGCTTTTAAGGCTTCCTCTTTATTTTTGAGAAAGGGGGATAATCTTTGAAAAAAGTTATTAAACGTCAAGCAGGCGTTTGCGTTGATGTTAGAGATAAAGTTTATAATGTTAAGGAAGAATTTTACTCTCATGATAAAAACAACGCATTTATCGAAGTGAAATTGAATGGAGTTGATACTGAAAAAATCATAGTATTATTTCATTTCAAAACGACAAATCGCTTCTTGGAAGTCGTCGGAGTAGTTGAAAATAATATCGCAACTGTTCCATTCGATACTAGCTTAATTACAACGGATGAGATCGTGTATGGTTATGTATACGCTGAAAAAATAGAACAATCAGCGGATATTTTAAAATTCTCGTTTGGTGTTCGTGTTTCAGAAATTGATAAACATAGCGAATTGCCCGTTATTGAGAAAGAAACTAAAAGAATCGTCGCTGTAACGGATATTGTAACGAAAGCAGAACTAGAAGCAGCAATCAAGAATATCCATGTTGAGGGCGCAACCTTTGACGATTCTGAAATCTTACGACGATTACAAGCACTTGAAACGAAACCAGAAATTGATACAAGCTCATTTGCTACTAAGCAAGAACTGGGAAACAAAGTTGAACGTGCTGAAATTGAGCAAATTTCAAGTGAAATTGAGACTTTAAAGGCGAAGACGGATAAAGACACCGTATATGATGATACTGCCCTCAGAGAGCGTGTATCAGCCTTAGAGAGCAAGCCTAATATCGATACAAGCTCATTTGCTACAAAAGAAGAATTGCGGACTATTTCATCAACTCCTGGTCCAAAAGGAGATAAAGGTGAAACTGGCGAACGAGGTCCACAAGGTTTACAAGGCTTGACTGGTCCTCAAGGTCCACAAGGTATCCAAGGTGAACGAGGTCCAGAAGGTCCTAGAGGTGCAGACGGACTTCAAGGTCCAATCGGTCCTCAAGGTGTTCAAGGAGAGCGAGGACAAGACGGACAAGCAGGTCCAAAAGGAGAGCGTGGCGAACAAGGACAAGTCGGTCCTACTGGTCCTCAAGGTCCAATCGGATTGACTGGTCCTAAAGGTGCGGACGGAGTAGGCATTCCTCAAAAGCTAACTTTAAACGGAAACACGCTTGTTTTGTCAGACGGAGGTGGCTCGGTAACTTTACCAGAAACCAGTCAAAATTCTTCCACTTCATCTAGCGAGTTGATTGGCGAAGGTATGCCAAACGGTAAAGTCAATGGTACTATCGGACAGACATACGTTGACACCAAGAAAACAAACGGTGCTTTGAAGTGGATTAAACGTACACCTTCAGGTAACACTGGTTGGGCTGTATTAGACGGAGATACAGGTTGGAAAACCCTAAATTCGACTTCAAAACTCGGCAATTCATACGTAAAAGCACGAAGAATTAATGATATTGTGCAATTACAATTTGGCGGTTTACAATGGGGTTGGTTCGGTATTGTTCGCCGCGGTGGGCTTGGATTCGTGGCGCATCCTGGAAATCGTGAGAAGAAAGTTTTCATCTTAACAAATGGTCAAATGCCTTACGGTTACCGAACAGCGACTTCATTAATCGGGCCAATATATAACGACGATGGAGTGCCTT